ACATGATCGTGTCGAGATAGGTCTTAAGGCCGCTGTTTTGCCCCATTGTTTGCCCGTCTGCCGTAGGCGCAAGCCGAGCCTGATAATCAGTATATGCCTTATTGAGATTGTTGGCCTGATCGGTCGCGCCGCCACCGGCCATCAGATTGCTGGCAAGGCCATTGATGTTTGATGCGTTCTGTCCCGCATTGGTTTCAATCGCATTCAACGCATTTGTTTCAGCACCTGTCAGGCCCGTATTGCCCATCTGGGCATTCAACTGTCCAAGAACATTGTTCAGGAACGGTTGTGCCGCCTCCCATGGCGCAGTGGTCTGCGATTGAGAGGTTGATTGTGTGCTGCTACTTTTGCCGCCCATTAGAGCCGCCTTTCAAGAACGATGTTGCTAACTTGGTAATCGGGTAAAACGCGCTGCCAGCCCTTGCGGCCATAAATCCGCAAAGCCCTGCACCCCTCCGCTTTCGCGTAGGCTTCAATCTCGTTGAGAAGCTGAATCCAGTTATCGCGGCCAGACCCGCCGCAAGAGGTCAACTCACAGTAAAGCGAACCGTTGGCTTTGATCAGGCACGTTGTTGCCGCCGCCTCGATCCGATCAGAAACAGCGATCCACAAAAGAGCCGCACCGCTCAGAATGTCGTCCCTTAAAGTGTCGGCATCCGCCAGATTTGTGCGGAGCGCCGCCCCCTCAATGAATTCTCGAACGTGTGGCCAAACCCCGTTTGCATCCTCTGGCGGTACACAAACGAGCCTAGCCTTGGATGGCATACGCGAAAGTTCTATCCGTTTGTGCGTTGCTGGCGTGGTGGATGACAAACGACCCATTACTAGGGACGATGTAGGTTGTCGCCAGCGCCGCCGCCGCATTCGCGGTATTTGGCGATAGCTTTACGCATGAACCACTTGAGCAGTTTTCGGTTGTAACGGTTGTGCTTGTCGCAGAGGCCGTCAAGGTGACCGTGCCGTGCGCATTAGACCGACCAGAAGCCAGTTCACCGATGACAAGAGCAAGAGTCGAAATGTCCTTTTCATTTCTACTCACCGCTCTTATCGTCATACGAAACCGACCTGCTTAATGTCAGGCTCCACACCTGCACAGAATGTCCAGCTTTCCGCAGCCGGGATACGAACCTTAAAACGCGCATATCGCGTTTCATTGCGTAGATTGCATTTTCCGGTTCGGCTGCTTTTGGAAACCTCACTTGAATCTGTCGGCGTATCGCTGACTTTATCGCGATGCGCGATGGAGCCATAAACGGTTCCAGCATCAGTCACCGGCCTAAACCCGCCGACATAAATGCGCCGCCCGTCCGTCCCCTGTTCTGACGTTTCCAGCGAAGCCTCAAGACTGTCACCCCGAAAGAACGACAACTTGTGATCTGAATTGAAATGCGCCGTTTCAGGACGAACGGACGCTGGATAGGCGTCGAACGTCAAAACCATGTCATCAATAGACGACGAAATGCTATCGAGCGATTCAAGCGTGATGCCGGTTTGCGAAATGCCGAGAAGATATTCCCCGGTCACCTCTATTGGGAAAAACCGATCAAGAGCGAAATCATACCCAATACTTTTGTCGTAAAGCCCGGCTTGACCGTCCACAGACTTATATGACCAATAGATTCTCGAAGATCGCGGATCAGACGCTCCGATGAATAATTGCAAATTGCCATAGTCAAGATCGGCCTGAATTGTTCTATCAACGCGCTCGCGCCCAATAGGCTCAGGAAAGCCACCGGGGGAAATCTTTTGAAACCCGTGCGATGAGAAGAAGAATACCAGCTCGCCCGCCCGAATGATGCTGTATGGAGCCAACAGGCCCTTATCTTGCGATATGCGGTCGATTTGGAACACAACAGGAGAGCCTGGCACATATGTCATGCGCCGGATTGCTTGATCCTGAAAAACCGTTCCGAACTCACCACCCGCAACACCGCGAACAATCCCGCCGTCCGGGAAGTCCTGATAATCCGACGAATTTACACCAGAAGTCCAACTGTTAGAGGAATTGAAATCGTTCAGGCCAGACCATTGAATGCGAAACGGGTTCGACAAAATGCCCGACAGAACGATAAAACGACCGACAACATCAATGTAGGCTGCCTGTGGAGGCGATCCGAGCGCATCATCAAATTCAGTCGATGACGATAGATCAAACACCTGCAACAAATCGTTGGCTTGAGTGGCAAACACAAGGTTGCCGGTTTGAGCAAATCGCCATTGTGCATTTGAGATCAATGACGAATAGGAGCCCGCCGCTTTTGATACATCGTCCCAAGTGTAATCTGTATTATTCAGCTTATAGAGTTTGGTTTCCGTTCCCGCGAATGTGATGACGGAGCCATCAGATTTTAGCGCGTAGAATGCGCCACGACATGCCGCAGGCAACGAACCCGTATAAGGACTTTCACCGGGGAAAGGGCCATATCCATCGCCGCGCGGGATGACATTCAATATGGTTTTTGTCGTCGCCCCTTCGTAGTCTGAAACGTCTGGCCGATACTCACCGAATTGAAGAAGTGGCATCAGGCAGCCTCAATGATAATCAATTCCGGTATCAACCGGGATTTCAGTCCAGCTTTCCGAAAACGAACCCGCATCGGTCCAATTTTCGCCATCTTGCCCGCGTTCGGTCCATGTCTCGTTATCTGCACTAACGGCGACCCACGCTTCGCTTTCTCGCGCGCGTTCGGTCCAGCTTTCAGCGTCTGAACTCTCTTGAATCCATCGCTCATGGTCCCACACCAACGATGCGGGATTGAAGGTGATGGAATAAGAATTTGAGGCGGCTGGCATAGACACTAAAAACAGCGCGGCCTGCCCAGACACCGAATAATTTCCGGCCTCACCCAGAAGCGAAATCGGAAAAGATGCGATGCCGCCAGCTACCGAAAATGATCCGGTATCGACAGAGACAACAAGATTGAATGAGGCACTGATACCGACAACAGAGAATGCGCCAGACGTCGCAAGCATATGGGTGTCGAATGTGGCCGCGTTTCCAGTCGCAGTATAAGAGCCCGCTGAACATGCCATTGAAGCGATAAACGCCGCAGCGCTCCCCGCGACAGAAAAGGCGCCAGTCGCCGCCTCAAGGATGAGCGTTGATGTTGCTGCATCAACGACCCTGCCGAGAGCAAAGTGGCCAACAGCGCCAAATCCAAGCATATCAGGTAATCGTCAGAATGCCGCCGGACTGATCGACGTTTACCGTGAATGTGTTCCCGATGGTTAGGGTGATTGCAGTCCCATAGTCCCACCAGCCAATAAGCGGGTTGGTCGCGGACGTGTCGTTATAAAGCACTGCATATTGGAATGGACCAATACTCCCGCCGGAAGCCGTCCAAGTCGGATCGGTGCCACCAATAAATGTAAATACGCCAGACGATTGCGAACCCGTGATGGTTCCAATTGTCGCGCCACCCGCCGTGTAGCCATTCCCGGCAGAGATTTCGGCGGGCGTTCCAAAAACAGTATTCGCCGCGCTTGGGGCCGTGTTCGTCAAATAGATTTTGAAAACATCTGACGTCCCCGTTTTCATATTGTGGAGGCCGTTTGCGACGTCCAGCACAAAGCAATTGAATTTATTGAACGCCGCCATTGTATCTAATCCTTGTGTTCTCTATTACGGCGTTGGGCCGCTCAACATGACTTGAGACGGGCCAATATCGAAGCTTTGACGCGATCCGAGTGCGTTAAGCTGTTCGATTGACGAACTCATGCCAGCCGCCCAGACCGCAATGCGGTCATCGTCGCGGAGATAGGGCGAACTCTCCAAAAGAGCGCCGTACAGGTACAAATCCGGCGCAAGTGTCAGCAGCCAGTTAGTCGTGTTGCTCGAAGTCAGCGCCGGGACATTTGCCCGGTAGACCATTTCAAGCGTGTAATCGTCGTTTGGCGTCGGCGCCAATTCCATCTCGGAGCCGACAATCGAGAAATAGATCGGCTGACCGGACACATTCTCGATTCCGTACCGATAATCCTCAATTTGAGTATGTGTCAGGAACTCAAGCCTTGGCTTTCCAGCCACAATGTTGAGACGGACACGCCGCATGGTCTGAAAATCACTCGGCAGCGTAATAAATTCAGGTTCATCAGATGCTGTATCGACATCAGCCGTTGCCCGCTTTTCCATTTGCGGAATAAACAGCGTCCGATTGAACTTAGATTCTGCCAGCGTGATAAAATCTGGGATGCGGGCCGACAGCGTTGCGTCACCATCCCTTGCAAGCCATTCCTCGATTGCCGCGACAAGCGTTGCATAGGTGTTAATGGCCATCAGACCTTACCCCGGAATGTTCGATAAGGCTTGTTCTCGTCGTTATTGAGCCACCAGCGCATAAAGTCCGTGTCGCCCTCGCGCAATCGACTGGCAAAATCGCGGTAGAACACGTTCAAGGGGACGCTGGCAACCACCTTGCCGTCGCCAAACCGCTGGCCCTGAGAGTCGTTCAATCGCTCTCGGTTTTGCGCCAGCAAATCCTCTTCGACGAGGTTTTCCGTCTTGCGGAAACCAACGCCGTTCGCTTTGTCAACCCAATAGACGTAATGACGGCGCAGGCCGTCGCTTGATACGCCCTCGAAGGTCCACTGGTCATCAGGGATACGGCTTGGATCAGGCAGCGATGGCATCCGCGCGATCCGCAACCTTGCTGTCAATGAGGTTCTTTGCTTCTTCAAGGGGAAGCTTGAGATAAGTGCCAGCCCAGATTTTCCCCTCAAAGCCAACGCCGGGATATGTGGCTGGCTTCATTTCGCCT